TTTTGTTTTCAGATTTTAAATCTCTTTCTGTAGCTTCTTCTTCTACACCAAACACTTCATCAACATCATCATCTTTTACTTTTTCTTCAACTTTTTCTGTAGTATCAACTACCGTACCATCTTTAACTTCAGGTTTTTCTTCAGGTTTTGTCATCTCCTTTTTTATAGGAGCGGCTTGACCACCTTGTCTTTGTGAAAGATCTATAATTTTAAAAGGTGTTTTTTCTTCAGGAGTTATATCACCGTCAAGTTTCTGCATAGCGTTCATTTCAAAACCTCCGTCTTTACTTAATCTTCCTCTAACGTCTGACCAGGTATTTATATCTTGCACGTCATAACCTTTATTTCCGTCAGGCTTAAATATAGCATTAGCTCCACCTTGAGCCTGTACATTAGCTTCAAATTCTTTTAAATCATCACCTTCCATGCCTTCATCTTTAGCTTTTTGTATTAGCTGTGTGCCCGTTAAATAAACTCCGTTTACACCTCTTTGATTCATGGCATCGTTAATTAAAGCTACAGCATAAGCATTTTTATCTGGAGCATTAGTATAAGCGTCTTTTACTTCTGTATAACTATGAGTACCACCTGTTAATCCAGGTACATTTTTAGTTTCAAAACCACCAGTCTTGTATGCTTCAAATTTTTCATCAACTTCTATTTTGCTTTGTTTAAGCTCTTGAGCTGTAAAGTTATTTTCAGCATCTTTACCATACTTATCTAATTGTTTTTCGTATAATAAATCTATAGCTTTCTGTTGCATTTCTTCGTTAGCTGGATCATAAACTTCCATACCTGGTATTTTAGAACCACCCATCAACTGCCATTGAGACTGAGTAATAGTACCATTACCTTTAACATATTTTTCTATATTAGCTTTTAAAGTAGCATTAGCTCTGTCATATGTTTTAGTAACTTCAGTTATCTTAACATCTTTACCTGAAGCTTTATCTTTACGATATTGCATTAGCTTTTCTTTAAATGGCTTATAGTCATTACCAGCTATATCCCAAACACCATCCATAAACTTATTAAAATCTTCTTCATTAGTAACTCCTACTAAGTCATTACCACCTTCTTTATACATTTTATATTCAGCAGCATCTAGAGTAAAAGTTTCTCCAGTATCTGGATCATTATAAGTCATAGTAACACCAGTAGGTCCTGTCATTATTTTAAAACGTTCTGGATGTCTACTAAATTTAATATCATGTAACATATGTGTTTTAGTAGAAGCTAATGGATCATTGCTAAGTAGCACAGCACCTGCTTTATCGTCAGCTAATCTATCTTCTCCTGTTGGATTGTAAGCACCTGCAAGTTCTTCTGATTCTTGATTTAATAATCCAGCCATTGTTGGATACTGCTCTATCATATTTCTTAAAGCTCTTTCAGCAGCTCTATATTCTGCACTATCTTCTTGTGCTGAGCCCATTATATCTAAATAATGATTAGCATTATCTTTTAATTGGTTTTCAATAGTAACATCTTCAGCTTCCCAGTCTTCACCTCTTTCTTGATTTATGTGTTCCCAGTTATCTATTTTAACTTGGTAATCCATAACAGCTTTATCTCTCTTTTTATCAAAAGCAGCATATTCTCTGTCTCTTTTCTTTGCAGCATCTTGAGCAGCTTGCAACTTAGCTTTTTGTTTAGCAGCTAATTGAGCTTGCATTTGCTGGCCCAACTGAGCAAAGCTTTGATTAAGCTTTTCAAAAGATTTATCTATTAATTGACTTGGTTGTCTGTATGTTCCCATATTTTTTATTTAATATTCATCAAAATAGCTATCATAGTCTTCGTCAGACATGCCACTTTGTCTTTTTAGTTTTCTGTAATTAGAAGGTCCTCCGGAATTTGAAAATAAATTAGATGTATTATAACCGCTCCCGGTATTTACTTTCCCGGCCCCATACCAGCTGTAACCATGCTACTTGCCATGCCTGTAAAAGCACCCATAGCATCTGATTGAAACTGCATTTGTTGAGCCCTTGAGTTGTCTAACTCTGCCTGTGCTCTATCAAGAGCCATTAATTCTCTATTTTCTTGTTGTTGCCAAGCGTTGGCATCTGCTTGTATAGCTGCTTGATCTAATTGTAATAATTGCTGTTGTTTGGCTTGTTCTCCTTGAGCTTTTAACTGAGCGTTGTTAGCTTCTTGTTTTTCAATATCAGCAGTAATGCCTCTTTTACTTTGAGCAGCGGCTCTAGCTAAAGCAGTAGCGCCACCTGATCCAAAACCTCCAGATCTCATAGCGTCTAGAGTATTAGCTAACGATGCATCAGCTTCATCAACTGCCATTTTAGCAGCATTAACTGCTACAGGTAAATTATCATATGGATTAGCAACATCGTCTTTTAATGCTAACAAATCATCTTTAGCATTGAAAACTTCTTGTCTACTATTTTCTAAGTTTTCCAATTGATCTTTCAAGCCTTTAGCCTCTTTTTTAGCTTTATTAGCTTTGTGTAAAGCTACAGCACCTGATATACCTTGAGCAGCTAGCCCAACAGCTACTATAGGTAATATACCTTGTTGAGGTTCATAGTTGTAATTTACTAATTCTATAATTTCTAATAACATATTTTAATTTTAATAAGATGAAACAACATATTTAGTACCAACAGAAAACAACTGTTTCTCTCCACCTGGATTAGTTGCATCATCTGTAGACATAGTTACTGTTGAGAAAAACCCTTTTATACCACTCATAGCATTACCAAATATAATTTCATTAGGTGCTGCACTAGAGTTGTTAATTAAGTTAGCATAATATTTATTTTCTTTTTTACCAAACCCAGCATATTTAGTTTGTCCAGTTAAAGAATCTGTATATCTTCCTTCTTCGTAACTATATACAGCGTTTATAGCGTCCCTAGAAATAAACCAAGGATCAGTAGAACTGTATCTTATTTGCCCATTACCATCTGAAATCATTGATGTAACTTCCCAACCATTATTACCTTCATAGTTTAAAGTTTGAAAGTTCTTTTGTACTTGAGGATTATCATTAAACACAAACTGAACAGTAGCTGGGTATTTCACACCATAAAAACTGCCTCTATTGTTAATTGTTAACTCATCGTAATGCTCATATAAGCTAGCTAAATCAACACTAAAAAATTTATTTCTTACACTAAATATAGCAGTTGGTTCATAGTTATAAAAACTAACCCAACCTTTGACATCTTCTTCAAAAGCTAGAGTTTTAAATACAGTAGCTGTTTCAGTGGCAGTAGTTATAAAGTTGTTTTTCTGTATAGATATTACATAGTTTTTATTCCTATTATCATAAGATCCTAGTATTTTATCTTTTACAAATCCTACAAATTTTACTTCTCCGTATGTTGTTGAGTTGTCTGGAAGCCCATATTCTGTACCTGTAAAAGCTCTACTTAAATAAACAGTAGCAGCTGGCTGTTGGCCGTTCATGTCTCTTAACATGGCTATGTAAACATCTTGAACTGTTTGTCCGTTTAATTGTAACAACATGCCTGGCCTTAGTTCTTGTAAATCTAAATTAGTTGTACCAGACTGATTTTTAGGAGACAACTCTATCGTAGTAGCATTATTTGCAATTGCAGTATACAGCTCAATGCTATATTGTCTCTGCGCTAAATCCCTGTTTATAGTAGATAATTCATCTCTAAAAAAATCACTCATACCATATTGAGATATTTCAGTTAAACCATCTCTTGATAATCTCATTATAGAGTTTCTACTTACATCTGCAAAGTATTTTCTAAAACCAAAAATACCAAAACTTTCAGGATTAGTTCCAATACCATATTTACCTAAATAAGGCGTTATCTGACCTAAAACTATACCAGGAGGCAATGTTTGAGTACCACCCTCAGCTGTGTAAGTAACATCTTTATCTATCAATGCTTGACTAACTTTGTCTTCTTGAAATACTATTAAGTTAGTATCTGAAGCATATAGCTTTTGTATTGAGTTGTTTGCTGGATCTAATGCTCTAGTTATAGGTAAAGCTGTTGAAAATACATTAGTTTCATTTATGCCTGTTCTTGAGTTATACACCTGAGTGTATTAAAGCATTAAACCTATGTTCTTGATTATTTTTTTCTTCTACTAAATAAGCTTTAACACCAAAATCTACAGAAGTATTATTATATCCTCCATCAATTCTTGCTTCTTCTACAAACCAATTACGTTCTCTACCAATTTCAGCTGTAGGAGTAGTATTTAACTCACTACCTTTACCATCAACTATATTTTGAACACCGTTCCAATTAGAAGCTGTTGAATTAATAGCTGCTCTACCGCCCCATGGAAATATAGGTGGCACTTGGTAATATGTAGAATTATCTGGATTAGTTCTAAATAAATCAGTAGCCCAAGGTAAGCTTGGCCATGTAGGTAAGAAATAAGCTTTATCAGAAACGTTAGTACTAACTGTACAATTTACATTAGTAGTAACTGTTGAAGCGCCTGTAGCTGAATTAGTTGGCTGCAGTGTTAAATCTCCATTTACCTTCTTTAACCAAAAAGAGTTAAAATATTTTACTTGTAAAGCGTATGGCATAATTTATAATTACTTGTTTTTTAAATTAATTACTTATGGATCTCTCCTCCAAGGTCCTACTTGTGGTAATGAAGGGTTTAAACTCCAAGGAGATAATATTATAGGAAGATCCCACTCAAAGTATTGGCCAGTGCCATTAGCATCAGTAGCTCTTACTGTAACAACGTATCTACCTCCAGGAAGACCATTACCTTCTATGTCTAAAGAAGATCCTTGACTAGCATAATAAGGCGCTCCACCACCACCAGAACTAGAACCATCTTTATTACCTACGTGTAGATAAGCTTTAGATGGCCCATTAACTACAGTATTATCTTCATATACATAAAACTTCATGTCGGTATTTGTAGGACCTAAACCATTAGAATCTATACCGCCTAAATAGTATATTAAATTTTTAGAATTAAGTACTATATCTACATCATTATATGTGCGATTACTTAAAGCAGTATCATAAAAACTATTAGCTCCATCTTGTAATGTCATAATACTAGTTTCACCACCAGTAACTAAAGCTTTTAAATCTGGCCAATAATGTAAACCTCCGTTATACAACTGGCCTACAGTTGCTTCACCACCTAGACTAGTGTTTAACTGTGCAGCATCGTTAGCCCAGTATATAGGGCCTGCTGGTGCTAAAGGAAAATTAAGTACTGCTTGAGTACTACCAAATACTACTTCTAATAATCTCATATTAGCACCTGTTTGTGGATTAGCTTGTGGATTAAAAGAAAATGCACTTACTTGATACATTCTAGGTATACTCCAAACTACTTCTGAATTTACAGGTAGACTACCTATAGTTGTAAAAGAAGTTTCAGTAGGATTAAATGGAGGGTTACTGTTGTGAGAACCAAACATACCATTAGAAGCTTGTAAATACATTATTCCTGAAGTAGTAGTAGGCCAAGAAGCAGTTTGGTTTAAATCAAAAGTTTGAGGATTTGGTAAACCAGATGTTAGATAATCACTTTTAACAAGTGAAGTAGCTGCAATGTCTAAGTAAGGACCTACATTTGCAAATAAAGCGCTACTAGAAATTCCAACGCTATCTGATTTATACATACCTATAGGTCCAAAGTTTATAATATTATTATCGACTTGCTGGACGTCCATTGCATAATCTCCAAATGAATAATTGGAAGAAGAAGGCTGTCCATATCTAGATGTAAAAACAGCTGATCCAGTACTTCCAGCCGCTATTCCTACAGCAGCTGATATTTGATCTCTAGTTAATTCAGTTGTAGTTGGATCTATAACTTGATTAGCAGCTCTATTAAACAACTCACCGTTAACTATAGTTAAAACTGATACATTGTCTATAGTTCTTGTTACTTTAAATCTAAATCTAAAATTATTTTTTGCTGAATCTTGTTTAAATATCCAACCAGGGAAACCAGAAGAATAAGATCCTAAAGTTATATTATAAACACCTGCTGATACTTGATTAAAAACAAATCTGCCAGTTACATTTACATTGTCCGTGGTAGTAACTCTAATTAATTCTATTGTAGCTGTTCCATCTAAAAACGCTCCACCTGGACCAATACCTCTAAAGTCACTAGTTATTGCTGTTCCAGCAGCATCACCTTCACTCCATGATATTTCATTAATACTTATTCCTACAGGTATAGTGTTGTCTGTTTGTTCTATATCTCTATTAAGCTCATTGACTAGTCCAGATGTACTAGTTTCGTAAAATAATTCTAAATTAGATTCTACTGGAGCAGTTTCATATACTGCTAAAACAGGCCCTTGCGTAGGATTTGTAGTAAAAGCACTATTAACATCTACTTGAGAAACTCCAAATATAGAGTTAGTTTCAACTCTACCTATTAAAGGATTATCTGATCCTAAATAGAACATACTAGGTATTGTTTTGTTAACAGAGTTTATAACAGTATCACCAAGTTCTAGATCTTGCATTGTTCCGATAGATACGACAGTATCAAATTTTGTTTCAGGATCTACTTGAGTACTAGAATAATTGTCAAAACTACCACCACCTGTAGCTGTTAGTATATTTTTAACTCTTGGATATACTCTTTCAGAAGATCTAAATTTTAATTGATCAGGTCCAACCTCTGTTAAATCTCTAGGTATTTTATTTATATTATCATTTATAAGAACAACATGAGAAGTCATTTTTTCTCTACCTACAGGATAATTAAATTCTGGCGTTGGCAATGCTGTAGAACTTGGGTTTACTCCTGTTTGATCTATTGGATAACCAGCTAAAGCACCTGGTAAATAAGCATTGTAATATTCTTGCTCTTGTTGTTTAACTACAAATTTGTAGCTATGCCAGCCCAATACATTTTGTTTAGCTGTTATTATGGAAACTCCTACATCTTGACCGCCAGAACCACTAGCAGCAATAGTAGCGGTATTTCCTTGGTTATATCCACTTCCTTGAGTTACTAGCACTAAAGTAGATAAATCTATTATATATTTACCACTTCCTGCAGGATCTAAAATAGTATTAAAAGTTACAGTAGCTCCTGAACCTGGGGTAGCTGTTATAGCAATATCAGTATAAGTTGCAACACTGCCAAAATCCGCATTATTAACTATAGCAGTTACTTCAACAATAGCTCCATCTGCAGTACTAAATGCACCTGGATAACCTTCATCTTGTTGGATAGGTATAGGTGAATAAAAAGTAGCTTGTAAAGCATCACCGGGCCACGTATCTCTTGGATCAGCACTATAAGCAGAAGTATTATCTGTTATTAAGTTTTGTTCTACAGATTTATATCTATGATATATAGTGTCTCCTTTTGCTGTTGAATCTGTATTTGATTTTAGTTTAGACAATATTACGTTTGACTGTCTACCATATCTATCAGACAAAACTATACCAACTTGATAAGTTCTATTCTGCTTTAAAGTGTGATTTTGATATTCTTTTCTTATGTAATATTCTTTATTACTATAATTAGTAGGAGCAGTTCCAGTACCGTTCCAAAATGGCTGATCAAATTTATCAGAAATAGCCATTGTATAATCAAGATTTATAGGTGAACTATGTTTATCTAAAAAATTTCCATATATAACTCTATTACCTGCTACTTCTTGTGCTAATGCTCTAACAGGCACAGCATCACTTACTCTAGTTATTTCATTTTCAGGTAATACTCTCCAAGGTTTTTTACTTTGATAATTATAATTGTAATATGTTTGAGCAAGACTACCAAAATCTTCTATTTCTAATGTATCTACAACAGTAACATTTTGACTGTCTGAAGGTTTTAAAAGTATATCTATTTCTGTTACTTTTAATAGAGAATTTATCTCACTAAAATTCATTAAAGCACCATCTCCTTGTAATTTAGAAGGTGCTACTATCATTAAATTGTAGTCGTTTATTTTATTTTGCATAAACTCTACAATAGTAGTTTCATATGCTCTAGACTCTTGGCCTACTTGTACAGATCCATCAACTGTAGATGTTTTATTAACTGCTTTATCACCTATAAAATAACCATCTTGCTCAGGTACAAAAGCTATTTGAGTAAATGGTGACATTAAAGAATATTCACCGTCATCAAATTTAAATCTATAACTAAATCTTAAAAACTTTCTTTTAGCATATTCTGGATCGCCAGGCCAATTAACGTTGTATAAAGGATTTTGTCTTTGAAAATAAACTATATCATCTGTTGCAAACAAAGCATTAGCAGCTAAACCCGATTCACTGTGAAATGTGAAAGAAGTAGTACCTGTACCTATAGTTATGCCATCTACAGTAACAACTGAATCTATCCTATCACTAGTAATTAAATCACCATCTCTCAAACTAGTCGCTTGCTCAGGTTGTATATTAAAATGCTCACCTTCAATCGAAAAAGTAGTAGAAGCAGGAACACTTGTTACTAGTCCAGAAGTATGAATAGGTAAATATTTACTAACTACATCTTTCATACCAGAATTGTAAGCTGGCTGATTAGCATCTTGCAAAAAAGTATTAGCACTTACATCTTCTAGTAAATAAATAGGATTATAAGGATAGTATTTAGCTACAGAAATATGATCTTCGTTAGTATAGTAAGTAGGATCTGCAATAGCTGTATTAACATTTATTTTTCTAGGTTGATTTCTATTATCAGTAAAAAACAATAAATCTTCTATCATATTAACACCTATTATAGGATGTGTAGTAGAAAAATTTAAGTAATTACCTTCAGTTAATACATGAGAAGTATTAGTATTTAAATCAAAGCAAACAATAGCATTATAATTTATAACAGAAGGAAAACTATATACAGATACGTTATTTATGTTATTGTTTAAATTATTAAAAGAAGAGTCTTCATAAGCAGTTAGAAATAATATAATTCTATTATTAGTTTCATCAGCAAAATGTCCTATACACTCCATTGGTTGAGGATTAGAGTTGCCAATATCAAAACCAAAATTAGTTTTATATATATTACCTAATATGTTTTCTAAAGATCCAACGCCTTCACCTTCTGATTTGCTTATAGTAACATTAAATGCTTCTCTATATTCACCATTTGGTATTAATCTAGCGTCTAGATCTTTGTTCATTCTAGACTTAATAAAAGTATTTTTAGCTTCAGCCATATTTAATGTTTAATCCATTTTGATTTACCTCTCATTACTTGAGTAAAGTCTTCCATTTTAATATTACTTAATCTTATTTTAGCATTTCTAAGTTTTGCATATCTGTCTCTTTTGTATCTTTGAACTAAGTATTCTGGAACTGTAGGTCTATTAGCTATCATAGAATACATTATATGAGCATATAAAGCATCCTCTGCCATTTTAGGTACTCTACTATCTATATTGTAAGCTAAGCCATCAGATATGTATTCTAATGTAATTAATCTTCCTGACAAGTTACCGCTAAAAGCAAATACACCTCTTCTGTTATCTACAGTAAACCAACCATTTTTCTGTGAATTCTCTGGTTGTAATCCATATCTTTGGCCATATACATTTTTCCACCAATACCAATCATATACACTAGCATTAGTCATTTCTTGAGTAGCTGCTTGCCCTGTTAAGTTGTTTTGATTTGCATTTCTCCATCTATCATTTATAATAGCTTGTTGTGACTCTATATTGTTGCCGTATTGATCTTGAGTAGGTATTCCTTGATCATCCTGTATTAATGGAGCTGTAGGATTTACAGTTAATTTAGTATTATATATTATATGTCTTACGCCCATATCGTCTGTGTAAGCTAATTGTACATAGTTAACATAATCTTGAGGTAATGGTAAAGATAAGTTTGCTGGTATAGTAAGTTCTTGTATATTAACAGATCTTAAAGTATCATAATTAAATTCTTGTAATCCTCTTTTAGCGTGAAATATAACGTCAGATCTTTTAGCTCGTGTTATTATCATATCTGTTCCCACATAAGCTAACATGAAATTATTAACAATGTCTTTTAAAGTTACGTATTGGTAATTTTTATAGTTATCCCATATAGACGTATTTTTTAATCTGACAGTAACTAAAGAACCTGTTGCAACAAGTGTAGATGTAGTTATAGTAAGTACTTGGCTTGTGCTTGCTGGATCATTTGTGTTTGCTAGAGTAGTAGCTAGACTATCTGTAAGAACATAAGGAGATTGTCCATATTGTAATACATTATCTATGTATACATCATAATTATCTACAGCTTGTTGAGTAGATCCGTCTGTCCATATTAAAGGAGTTAAATTACTAGGCCAATTAACAGTTTGTGTTGTAGTTCCACTTCCAGCTTGAGTAAATTCACCAGTGTAATACTCTGAGTTGTTTTGCTTTATTAAACCCGGTGCTTCGTAATTAGTTACATTTGACATATTTTATCTTTTTTCGTTTGCTTCATTTTGCATAATTTCTTGAGAAGCAGCTTGTATTATTTGCGGATCTCTTATTATTATACCAGCATATTTTAATATTTCTAATATTACTTCAGTTTGTTGTGAAGCATCAATTTCAAAGTTTACAGAGCCTCTAGTAGTGTTAAAACCAGGTAACATACTACTTGTAATTGGAGTTGTAGTTATACTAGCACTTGAACCACCAAAAGCTCCAGCAGCTATAGTGAGAGTGTCTCCTACAGCATAACCAGTTCCACCATTTACTATAACTATAGTAGGATTTGAAGTAGTTATTGACTGACTACCAGATCCAGTCATTGATATATTTACAATTGCACCTGTTCCACTACCAGAACTTGTCGTAGCTATATTACTATAAGTTCCACCTGTAGCTGTACCACTAGAAGTATTAGGAAAAAGCTCAGAACCTATAGCTAAAGCGGTTTCACTAAAAACTGTGCTATCATATATATACTGGCCTAAACTACCTACTGTATAACCCCATCTAACGTCTTTAGGTTTTCTAATATAACTAAATTTTACATCAGAAACAGCTGTAGACCTTACTGGATTAAAATAGTTAATATCTGTAACTTTAGGGTATATTGTAACTGTATCTTGATTTACCAAACCTATAGGAAATTGCTTGTTTGGTTGAGTTAAGGGAGATAATAATTGCTGTTTGTATTCTTTTCTGTTTACTAACTCTACTTCAGGTGTATCGTTAACAGCATTAAAATAAACAGATCCTAATCTGTATACTTCGTTATTATTATTTGAGTCTTGTGGAAACCCATACACACCACTAGTGTGACTAGAGGCATCTTTAAATTCTTCAAAAACTTGCATAGCATCTCTTAAATGGTCTACTTTACTAGCAAATTCTTCATTTGTTTTAGGCATACGTAGATACTGGTTATAATCATCAAAGAATTTTTCAAACAATTCTAGTTGAACTTGTGTTGCTACTTTGTTAAATTCAGCTGGCGTCATATATCCTCTTTGTTCTTTATTAAGAATATTTAACACCGTTGTATAAACAGTATTTACATTTATATCCATATTGTATATATTTAAAAAAAAGGGTGGCGTAAACCACCCTTATTTATAATCACTTGTTATTTTAGTTTTTTCTGTATAGACTTATAAACTTCTACACCTTCATCAGTTTTAAACCATGCAGCCATAGCTGAGTATGGGTTTTCATCAAAAGGAACGTTCATTAATTTTCTATTATTAGAAGCCCAACTAAAAGATCTTTGATCACTAGATAAATTTATTACTCTAGCTTCAACAGCTTTTATAGCAAAGTTTCTTAATTCTACATTTTCATCTTGTGCTAATTCTAAGAACAAAGAAGGATTTTTCTTAGCAAATAATAATATATCTCTTTTAAGCTCCTTAGAACTCATCTTAGATACGTTAGAACCTGATTCAACTCTTAGTATAGCCTCTGATTTATCTACATCCATGTCATAAGCCATATTCATTGCTGCAATTTCTAACTCTAAAGTATCATATTGATCTTCAGCTACTACTACAGCATCAAACTCTGTAAAGACTAAATCTCGATGAGGATGTTTAATTAAAAACTCTTGTAAATTTCTTTTTTCTTTTGGAACCATTAAATGTCCTTTTTCAAAAACAATGTGTTTTAAAGTAACAGCACCTTTCTGCTCGTCTACAAAAACACTTTTGTGATTAGACGCATATCTTAACTCTCTCTCGTAACCAGTATCAGGATCAAACCAAACTAACGGGTATCTAGCAGAATGTCTACTAGGTAAAGTGTGAGTTAAAGGAGCTTTTTCATTTAACAAATAATAGTTTCTATCTTTATATTCCCAAGTTTCTTGTTTAACCTCTTGCTTGGGAGCAGGAGCTTTTTTTGTTTTTTCCATAATATAATATAATATAATAATTAATAAAGACCCCGCCGAAGCGGGATCTTAATTTTGTAAAGTTACCTATTATAAGGTAGCTCCAGCTATTGTTTGTGCTGTAACGTTCATTTCAGCAACAGCTGTACTTTTACCACTTAATCCAGCTTTTTCAATTGCAGCTATAACGTTGTTAACTATACTATCTCTAGTAAGTGTAACACCGGTTTTAGCAGCCACTGTTAAACTGTGTGACAAAACTTCAGGTGCAGTAGCATTGTCATGTACAACAGTACTGTATTTTAATTCTACAGCAGTTGCACTTGCAGATTTAACTGTTATGATACCTTCAAGAGGTAACAATAATGTATCACCTTCGTTAGCTTGGACTCTATCAAATTTTATATATCCCATAATTTCTATTCTTTTAAATGTTAAACAATAATTAAGCTCCTTTGAATAACACGAAGTTATTAGCAGCTTGAGTTACTAAACATCTTTCAGATAAGAAACTTACAGTCATAGCATCTAGAGTGTCAGTGAAAGCTCCACCAACAGATCCAGTAATCCAAGACTTCATTCTTCGATCTTCAGTTTCAGAAGCTCTATATCTTACGTGTAAGAAAGGACGTCTGATGTTTGATCCTAGCATTTGATCATAAACTGTAGTAGTTCCAGCAGGAATTAAAACTCCGTCAATCTCTTTTGATAAACCTCTTAATGAAGCATCGTTAAGATATTTCCAGTCAGTTTTATAGAAGTCATAAGAACCTCTTCTAAATCCTGAGAAACCAAAGTTCATAGCCATATCGCCGTCATTCTCAAATAAACCATAAGAAGCAGCTTGTGTAGAAGCATAAGCTCCATTTACAGCAGCAATCATATCGTCAAAATCAAGAGCAGTAGCTCTAGATAAGAATAACATGTTTTCTTCAATAGCACCTTGCTTGTCTAAGTTTTTAAGGATTTCATCGAAATCACCTAAAGCACCTGAACCAGGAGCAGCAGCTCCAGCAAAACCAGAGTATACATTACCTCTTGATTCTATAGCAGCAAATAAACCTTCTGAACCAACTATCTTCTGAGTAGTAGAAGCAGATGGAAAATCAAAGAATTTACCTGAGTTATAAGGATCAGATGGATTCATATATTCAGCTTCAACCATAGCCATTTCTAATTGATCTTCAAATCTTAGTCTTGTTTCAGACTCAGATTTTAAGTACCATAAGTAACCTGATTGACCATCTTCTGTAGCAACTTCAACCCAACCGATCTGAGCAGTGTCAGAACCATTGATTTTAAAGTTATCTTTCATGATGATTGGTGAATTATTATACTGAGTAAATTGTGGCTCAATAGAACCTTCCATACCAGTAGTACCTTTACCAAAATCAGATCCATAAACAAATAGGTTAACTCCACCAGCAACACCATCAGTAGCGGCATTAACAGTTGTAGTACCATATAGTTTTATAGAAAGTACATCTTCTTTTGTTCCAGAAGAACTAGCTATACTTTGTACTAATGCTTTCTGTACAATAAGTCCAGTAGCGTTGTCAGATATTAAAATAGTCTGTCCAACTCTTACAGCACCATCAGGAGCATCAGCAGCGGTTAAATCTATTGTTACAGTAGCATCAACATCACCAGAAGAAGCTGTATCAATTTGAGCTGTCTTATAAGCAATGTGTAATCTATTCTGTTCAGACCAAACTACTTGATCTGATGTCATTGGCATTTCAGCGCCAACCATTCGTAGGAAACCTCCAATAGTTCGGTTTCCATATCTCTCAACCTCAGCTTCGTAAAGCTCAGGTAGATACTGCTGTGCAAAGTTATTACTGTTAGTTCCAGCACTTGTAAAATCCAAGTAGTTGTCTCTAAGAGTCATTCTTTTTTGAGCAGGGATAAGTGAAGCAGGAAAACTCCCGCTAGTTGCAAAACTCATGTTTTATGTTTTAGTTGTTGTTTTTGTTTTTTATTTTAAATTTCAACTTAGAACTATCTGCACCACTAACTGCTTTTACTCTTAACCCATTTATAAATACATCACCACCAGCTTGAGCTCTTGGTTCAGTACTTACATTTTTAGATTTAGCCATCATATCTTTTACAGCATCGGCTTTGCCTTGCTCATAGAAATGATTAGCAATAGTATCTGCATTTTCAGCAGCGTAAATAGCCTTGTGATAACCTACAGTATCAACAACTTCACCCTCATTGTTTAAGAACTTCTTAACAAACGTGTTTAAGTTAGACTGTTTTTCAGCAATTTCATTAACATTATTAACTCCGTATCTAAATTTCTTTTCACCTAAATCAAATTCAAAACCTTCAAATTCTGTGGCGAACATCTCATTTGTCTTACGTTGAAATGCTTCATGATTCTTGCTAGCTATTTCTTGTTCTTTGTTGTATCTATTGAAAAAGTCCATAGCTTTCTGTTGTTCTTGAGTAACGCCGGGTCTCAACTTGATTTCGTCGTAATATTTACTCTTAGTTTCTTCCAAAAAGTTTCGGGCTTTAGCAATTTCTTCTTTAGCGGCTAACCGCTTTTTTTTAATTTCTTTTTCTTCATCAACCTCTTCATCATAAGAAAAATTATCTTCTATTAAAAATTCTATTTCTTCTTTGTCTAAATGAGGTTTTGTTTTAGAATAATACTCTATAAGTAGAGCATCACTATCTATTTTAGTATAATCTGCATTTAACCTTACATAATCTTCAACAGTACCGCCAGTGTCTTTCATAAATGAAATTAACTTTTCTATGTTTTCAGGTACTTCAATTTTAGGTTTATTTTCTTTTATAGGTTCTTTTGCAATTTTATCATCTGTTACTTCAGATATAGGAGATATTATTTCTTTTTTACTCTCAGTGGTAGTGTTTTGTTTTTCTTCGTGTGTTTCTCCCACTTTTTCGCCATCTCCGGATTCGTTGCGTAAAGGAACCTCCTCTGTGCTTGGCTCTTGAACGGCATCTTCTTTTTCTTTTTTATTTAAATCAAGTTTGTATACTTGATCATTAGGTCTTTTCAATGAAGGTTTTTTAATTTTTACTTTCAATGATTCTTGTTCTTCTTTTATTGTTGACATAATATAATATAATAATTAATAATTGTTTTATTCTTGTTGTTCAGTGTTGTCTACTTGTTCTGCTTGAACATCAATATTTTCCATAACTTGATCAACCTCTTGTTTTGGTATTGCAAAGTTTATAGGTAAAGTATTATTTTTTCTTTGGTTAATCATTTCACTTTGTTGTGAACCTTCTAATCTTGTACGTTGATCTTTTCTATCTTCTATAAACTTTTCTCTAGCTTCAACTTGCCCCATGTCTAGCTTTTTTAATTGCATGTCATAGTTGTATTTTATCTCCATTATCTCTCTATCTATTTGAGCTTTCTGTTGCATTTGATCAATTTCAAATTGAGATTTAGCTTGTTCTATTTGAACTTTAGTTTGAGCTATAGCTTGCTGTTTTTGTACTTCTGCCATAGCAGTTTTTTCAGCAGTTTCTGCTTGAGCTTTACCTTGTGCAGCTATATTAGCTTGCTGCATTTGTTGATCTCTTTTTTGTTTAGCTTTTCTTCTCTGCTTTAACATTTGATTAGCAAGAGTAATATTTTTAATTTCCCTAAGGTCAATAGCATCTTCTAAATCAATACCACCACTTTTTAAAGCTATTTGTATATTATTTTCTAATACTTGCTTTTCTTCTTCGTCTGGTTCTAACTCTAAGAATATACCAAAATCATGAAGGTTTAAATCATCAAGCTCGTCTAATGTAGCTACATTAAATCTTGATATGCTATTTTCTAAAGCTTGTCTAGTAAATGGAAAATTTAAAGAGTCTGATATTCTTAATGAAACATTTTCACAAGTTCTAGAAGTTAAATATAACATTGCCTGAAGTAAATGTCTTGTAGCCGTGTTTGAGTTAGCAGCAGCTAATTTTTGTAAACCTACTAATGAATTTTTATCTGGTACACTACCATCTCTAGCTTCGTTTAGTCCGGTCACATCTCTAATCATTTTTAAATAATACTCATAAGTCTGTATTAAAGATCCTATTTTAGCACCACCACTAGAAGATTGTAATTCTTGTATAGGAACTTTACCTGGATTCATTTCACCTTCTTGTGTTTTTGATCTACCAACTACACTACCTGTTTGAAAATACATATTTAACGCTTCAGCAGGATTATAGTTAGTACCATTACCAAGATCAACTTCTGCTAAACCATCCATGTCTAAGTATACACCATCTGGAACTATACGAGACATTACTTGCTGTAGTTTTAAATGTGTTAATTGTATCATATCAGCAAAACCTGTTATTCTACTAACTAAACTTTCTATACGACCTTTATACATTCTAGGAGCACAAATAGTGTAATTCATTTTAACTCTAGTTGTATCAGCATTTGGTCTTGTCATGTTTTCAGCTAACTCCCACTTTAACATCATTGGGTGTCCCAGTATTTTAGCTCCACTATATAATGTTTCTATAGTTCTTGAAACTCTTTGAAAATTATCATTTTCAGGTGGATTAAAAGTATCAGGTTTTTCTAATGCTTTTTCTAGACCAGTGTTAGTTTCTTTTATTTTAAAAACTTGATCACTATAAGTTTTATATTCAAAATATAATACCTGTACTGTTTGATCATCATTTCTACCTGTCCAGTTTCTTAAATACTCAGCATTACCTGGGTACTTCTGTATAGTTTCCATTTCTTCATCAGTAAGATATGGAAATTGCATTTTTAAATCTTGTATTGAAACAGACTTAACTTCACCTACATAATATATATCTTCAAAGTTTGGGTCTTTAGTATATGAATAAACCATTGAAGCTGGATCTACATATTCTACTGTAACACCTTCAGCTTGATTCCAATTTGTTTTAACAGCACCTATACCTAAAACAGTTAAATCATAACATATTCTTCTTCTAGTTAAGTCGTATTTGTTCCTATTTAATACATCGTTTAGTAATTCTTCTTCTGCTATCTCTACTGATTGTTTATAATCAAGTTGTAAATGCAATTGTAACTCATCTTCACTTTCTAATCCTAATTCTTTACTAGCTTTACTTCTTAAATCTATACCTAATTTTTCTTGCATCTCACTAATAATCTCTCTTTCTTTAACATCTCTCATTAGTCGAGCTGCATAATCTGTTCTTTTCTTTGTAGAAAAAGGATCTACTGCAAAAGCTTTTACTTGATAATTTCTTTGAGACATGCCGTTTACTACTATATCTACAAACTTAGATATAACAGGAACAGGTTTCCAATCAAGATTAAGATAAGATAAATCACCATTTATAGCTAATTCATCTTTATATTTTTGTACAGGTTGTTCACCTCTAGCATAAAGTCTTAAAGTATGATATTGATTGAAGTTAACAGCATAACCAGGAGCATTAGAACCATATCTGTAATTTCTAAACCACTCACCTTCTATGGCTCTGCCAATGGCAAGACCATATTCTTCAGTAGCTTTCTCTGCATCAGGTACCACCTGACTTGGAAAAGAACTATTACTATTATAGGTAATTTGCATATTTATTTTATTATTTTTGAAGTAATTCCTTTATTGTCATATCTTTTTATACCTATGTTCATAGGTGAAATATTTCTTACTGCATTAGGTCTGTATCTATTTTTGTTACAAGCCATTATAGCTAAACCAGAACTAATAGTAGCATCGTACTTTGTTCTATTGTTTATATTAAATTTAGCCCAGTCTTCTAATGTTTTTTGATGATACATATCTCCGTATCCGTCTTGTAAAGCTCCTACATAGTCAGTAATGTAACTTTCAATTGCAGCTGCATGAGCTTGTTTAATATCTTCGCTTGAGTTAGGTATACCACCTATTTCTTTTTCTGTTGTTGAAAGTTTGTTCCAAAGTTTATCAGGTCTATTAATACTAAAACCTCTATAGCCTCTACGCTTTAAATAATATAATAATCTAGGTTTATTATTTTCACAAAGTATTGGCATACCATAAAAAACTAAAGCCATTAAAACATCTTCAAAAAATATTTCAGCAGTCTCTGGACGAGCTATGTATTCTAAGAAAAAATGATTAGGTGGTGCGTCTTCCATGGAAAATTTAGTTAATCCATGAAGTGCTCCCTTAGAGCCGCGACCATCAACAGTACCGCTAATGTCGTAAGAGTCACAGCCAAAAGCTCCAACGTGTTCGTTACCAGGGTACTTAAATCCATTTTTTATTATTATGTTATTTTGTATTCTTCTATTAGGCACCCAACTAACAAAAAATCTTCCGTTATTATTTGGTATAAAATTAACTTTAGTATCTATTATACCATTTTCCCACATAAAGTTTCCTTGCGTAACTGAAGCATTATTGTTTAGTTCTGCATTGTAATCTATTTGCTCATATATTTTAGATAAATTAAACAAGCTATCTTTTGTTTCATCTCTAAAAGCATGAGCTTCTGTTCTAGGAAATTGTCTATAATATTCATTTAAACTGTCTTGATCTGACTTTAAACCTTCGACTTCATTTTCCCAGTGTTCAATAACTCCTGTTGTAATTTCATAACCATCAACTCCTTTAACTCCACCTTCTTGTCTAATAAAGACAGGTGATCCAAAAGTATCCATGAATCCTTCGTAGTTCCATTCCATAGGGATGAAAAGAGAATAGAGGCCAGAAGATGTTTGTCCATTTCTATTTCTTTTTGTAACGTTTGAATTGTCGTATAGTTTTTTGAAATTGTCTCCAC